GGCAGGCTTTATGGATGAGAGACATTGATGCCATTTAGTCGTGGTGAATTATTCCATTAAAAAACCACGCTTGGTCAGGGCGTGGTGGTGATGGTGTTGTGGTTGGGTGAAATTAAGCAGCAACCGCAGCAGCAATTGGTTCCACATCTTTTAGTGCTTTGTGTTCTTCTATCAGGCGATCCCGCAGATAATCTTGTTCGCTGTCTAATCTTGTATTTATTTCTTTTAGCTCATCTATCTTTATTGAATAGGAACTAACCTCTAAGCATTTATTAATTCTTAGCTGTTGAATTTCTTCATCGCAAGTACCATAAGCACTAAACCAACACTCGTCACAATCTCCTGTAATGTTTTGCAATATTTTTGTAGTCTTCTTGTCGACCTCATAAAGCTCTCCCTGTTTACGGTTCATTAGATCATGAGCCAATCCTAGAGATGTGATTTTTAACAGCAGCATTGACTGCTTGCTTTCGTACTCTCTTATTAGTTTCCAATTGGCTTGCATCTTGGTTGAATAGGCTTTCCAATCTTCGTGATCGTAATAGTTAAACATGGTTTTAGGTGTTGTGGTTGGGTGGATTAATGTGGCAGGCTTTAATGATGAGAGACGATTGCTTTACTTAGTCCTCCATTAGTTCTTCAAGCTCTAATTCTTCAAGCTCTTGTTGCCAATGTTGTTCGTTTAATTCTTCAAGCCATATTTCATAGTGTTCAATCTGTCTGTCTATTAGTGCGTCGATTTGCTGGTCAGTCATGATTAAATCCATTTGATTTGCCTGAGTGGAAGTGAGAAGTTAAGCGGTAACGCCATGGATGCGACGCCAAGCACACCATGTGATCGCCTGCATGACAGCAGGAGACACACCTATTTTCTTCGCTGCTTTTTTATAGTCTGCTTTGATCTCCTTTCTCAGCTTTACGCCTATGGCTGGCACGTCAGCGAGTGACGTTCTCCCACCGTTCCATATGCAATAAGCATGCCCATCAATGCAAACGTCATCTAACCCGGCAATGCATGAGGCAAATTCTTTGAGCTTGGGTCCACTTAATGCTTCTAAGATCGGCCCCATTGAATAAGTATTCAACCCCAATATTTTTATAGCTTTATGTTTGTTCTTGTTAAATGTGCAGACTTTTACATTCTCAGCACTGTTTGGATCTGCATTGTATGCCTCTATTAGATTTTCAGCATCGATAAGGTTACGGCTCCATTTATTTCGTGGACTTAACGCCGCAATGACACCAATGCAAATCTCTTGAGTGAATCCATACGTCTCGCTGAGATGCCAGGCTGCGTCTTTCGCGTAACCATACCAATTTTCTCCAGCGACCATTTCTTCGACAGTCGCCAATGCATAGACGGCCTTGATGTTGTTGGTGTTCTTTCTAGACATGGTGTGTTTTGGTGTTGTGGATGGATTGATGAGAGACCCTTGTCTGTCTGAGTGGAGTTGATTAGACGCGACGCTCATGGTCAATGGCTGCTGCCGTAGCACCAACGCAAATCAGACCCAATGAAGCTTGCATGAAGTGCCCTAGGCCCCGTCTAGCTGCTTCTGTGGCTGGTGGCGTGACCACATTGGACACAAGAGCAAGCATGATCAGGATTAAGCCGATTGGAGCCGTTGTGACGGCAACGAAGCGAGAAGAAGTCATGGTGTGTTTTGATGTGGTGTTGTGATTAGGTGTCTGAGTGGAGCCGATTAGATAGAAAAAGCAGTGCAATCTATCGACGCAAACTCAACGGTCTTATCGTTGTAAGTAAAAAACCAATCAAAATCCTTAGCGTTGATGCGAGCACCTGGCACTAGGTCAGAGAGAATAGCGTTAAGTCTTGACTTAGTGGTCGCAGTCTCCCAGCCACAGGCTGAAATCACAGCCCTATTTTTTGCCCAGTTGATAGAGGCAATTATGTGATCATGAAGGAGAACCTCAACGTAAGTCTGATCATTAGACCAACGCACCTTGGTGTTGTTGTTGTTCCATCTCTTGCCAGGGCAGTTGATAGCGTGGAGCATTTGGCGTTCAATCTTTCTCATGGTGTTGGTGTGGTGTTGATATGGTTTGTCTGAGTGTAACTGATGAGAGCTAGATAAGAGCACGAGCAATGACTGGCTCAGTATCGAACACGAAATCATTCCAGTCAGTCCAAGGGTCACCCTCAGCATCACCGCATGGATCTATTAGGAAGATTTGGTACTCCTCCTCGTCTTTGTCATATCCAAGAGTGATAGAAAAGTTCGTTGCCTCTTCTAGCTTGTCTGCATACCTGACCATGGTCTGTTCCATGGTGTTGGTGAGCTTGTGGCCTGTGTTGTTGGTGAAGGACATTGGGTTAGGTGTGTCGCTTGAACCAATGATGCCCCATCAGCTGCCGGAGTGGAACTAATGAACAAGAAGCTGTAACAATCCGTAACACTCAGTCTTCGTCGCTGAACCTTAGTAATGACATTTCATGCCGTTGTGCGGGATCTAGAACCCACTCCTCCTCTAGTGCTCGAACTGCTTCGATGTTGTCTAGCTGTTCATTGGTTAGTGACTCTGAATCTATAAAGTCTCCATCAGCTTCTAAGAAGCCTAGGAGATTGTCGCACATATGTGAATAGATCTCGGCTAGTGATCTTCTTATGTTCTGTTCGTAAGCTAATTGTTTCTTAGTCATGATGTGTTGGTGTTAGTAACTGATTCGTAACGTATGCGTTACTTATGCGTTCAATTTTGCACAGATGCTCTCAAAAATAAAAATCGAAGACAACAACATTTAAGACAGCCCAGTTAGTAGAAAAAAAGACTGAATCAGCCTTCGCTAGTTCTAGAGACTAACGAACACTCAGTGATAGCAGTCGATCCCACTGATTAACAGGCGAAAGACCCCACACCCCCTCCCTAAATATCAGACAAGAGGGGGGCATAAGGGGGGGTAGAGGTGGCTGGCTACAACCGGATACCCTTCAGAAATTTATTTTATTTTTACTCTGAAGACCAAAGTTCATCAATCTCAGGATGGATAGACATACCTTGAAAAGGATCAAAGTCATCTTCCCCTCTCAGAGCGGCTCTAATGCTTGCAGCTAATACAGGGTTCTTAGCAGCTACAACAGCCCTCAGAGCGGCTTCTAGACGCTCCTTACGATCATCTGTCATTAAGTTATCATCTTAGTATTATCAGTTGGTTCTATTTCTTCAGAATCCCCATGAACTTCAGGACCAAATCCTTCAGCTTTAAGTAATGCAATATCGAGTTCTGGTTTTGGAAGATGAGTTTCATACATCTCCACGGCCCATTGTTTTAGAGCCTTACCAGAGTCAGTAAACTTGGCTGTACCTAGAACTCTCCAACATTCCTTAGGATCATAATGAAGTCTAGAACTGTTCTTATAGAAAGAGACAAAATAGTTTGGACCTTCTCTAACTCTAAAGTAAGTAAAATTACAGTCTTTAGTATTCAAAGGAAATTCTTCTACTTTCATTTATAGTTATATATTATGTTTATATATAATACATATAACGCCTTCGGCGTACCATGTATCTAATATAGTATGTTTAATGTTATTAGATCATTTTTAGTTTATGTTTTAATATAAAATATAAATAATAATAATATCATTTGTTGTCTTTTAGGTAGAATACCTCGGACACGTTCCGTGTAAAAGGTACATCTTTAACTAACATCTCAAACATTTGTAAAGCCTTTTGCAAGTGCTTTGAGATGTGTCTCTGTTAAAAGACTTTCTCTATATACAGTGATCCCCACATACTTGTTTGCCCCCCAAAGTTGCCAAAAGGGACGCCGGTTCTCACGGTTCAGGGTCTTGATTTAATTGTTGGTTATCTAGCGTAGAGAGGGAAAGAAGACACGATGTAATTTCATCTGGTGTCTTCTATACCGCATATCCACACAAAAGGACACCACTCCTCTTGCTTAACTGGTGCCACTTTTCAGCTCCAGTCCCAGACCTTAGTTGTGGGAAGGGATTTAAGCGATCTAAAGGATCCACCGGTAGCAAGGATATCTGTGCTTAGTTCTGGTTGTTCTTCAAGCATGGTCATCATTAGATTCCATTCTTCATGCTTACGGAGAGCTTGTTGTTTATGGGCTGATTGAGCGAGGGCATCAATAAACCATTGAACCCCTTGACTTAAGCAATCAACTCTATCGTCATGTTTAACTGCTCCTTTTTCTCGACACATGCGGGACATTTGATAGCCAAGCATATATTCAAGTCTTCGTTCAGGTGCTTCATCTTGATTTGAGGCATAGTCATATTCCCAAACTTTTGGATCAATGATAAGTTTGTGTTGGTTCATGACTGGTTCAAGGGTATCAATAATACGTTCTTCTTTACGAACTGTAGCTCTAACTTCTTCAGTAGAGAACGAAGCTGATTGTTGTTGGATGTGTCTATTAAAGAGTTCACATATCATTCCATCCCCGAAATTACTTTCTATGAGCAGGCGAGAGGCTTTNTATTTTTTACCCAACCTAACGATACGGGAGAGGGTGTCATCTGAGTAACCATCTCTAAAGGCCAGCATATCTCTAACAAAGACATAACCATTAGCTTGAGATAGGACTATTGCACAAGTCTCATCGCTACCACGCCCGCTAGGGTCTACAGAAACGATCGTCTCGTTATATTCACACATACCCTCATCAATGAACATAGGCCCATAGAAGCGATCTCCGGGCAGTCCTACGGGGTTTAGGTTTTTGATCATGTATCTCGGATCAGCAGACCAGGCGTATCGCTCTGCACATTCAGTCCCTACGNGGGTAACGATGAGGTCTTGAAATTTAAGGGGAAACTTCTCTGAGTCAGACAGAGAGGTATCCAGCATAAATTGGAGAGCGAAGTTAGAGCGTCCCATAGCGGACTCTCTTTCCATAAGATCTAGATCAGAGAATCTGGAATCGGTGGGTGTTCCTGCCTCCACTCCTTTCTCAATATCTGCAACCAACTGGGGAGCGAGGAGCCCCTCATAGTTGGCCATGTTCTCGGGATAACGTGCTGGCCACACGAACGGTCTGTAAGAACGTTCCGCCAATTTTCTGTAGACCGTAAATGTCGTTTGTGGTGTGCCGAGAAAAAGTATTCGTGAGTCGTCATCAGGTGTAAGAATAGATTCAGCTTCAGTAACTAATTGGAGAAGTTTCTCACGTTGCATATCTGTGCTCGAATTGGATGGCACTTCCACATCGTCAAAGACCATTAAATGAGCACGAGAGCCTGTCATTTGGCCTGTTATTCCTACACTTTTAACTGAAGGTGCTTGGTGAGGTTTAGCAGGACCGACATCAAAAGATATACGACTCCAACGTTGATCGTTATCTTTAGGGCCGAGATGATTAAGCCAAGGCATGTCTATGATTAGTTTTTGACAGAAGATAGAGAAGTTATCTGCTCTTTCTTTACTAGCAGAGATAACCATAATCTTACGATCAGGTTCACAGTAAAGAGTCCAGAGGACAAAGGCTGCAGTAATCCAGCTCTTACCAACACCACGAAAAGCAGAGATCTGTAATCGTTTAGGGCCATTCTGTAAGTAGTCCGCTATACAGAGTTGAGCCCGAGTTGGTGAAGGCAGTTCTAGTTCTTTCCAAATCAAGGAAAGAAAGACACGGAAGTCACTCCGTATCTTGTTGTCTAATTCTTGTAAATCCATTTGTTAAACTAATTATATCTAGACCTTTAACTTCTGAAGGCTCTGAGTGATACTTAGGAGGCTCTACAACAGGGTCTAAAGGCTTTACAGGGGCAATCCCCTTTTCAACAGCTGCAGCGGCCTTAGAGGCGATCCATGCCTCCTCTAAAGCAAAAAGCCACCCCTTGCAAAAATATGCAAGAGGCAGCGGGAAGTTTTTATCCAACCAAGTAGCAACAGCTTTAAAGGAATTAAGCCGAAACGACAGTAATGGTTGCTTCATCTGTATAGACACGTCCTTTAGCTATACGAGCAGTGAGACGTGCAGTGAATGTAGTAATAAGGTGTGTCCGAGGAAAGATTGTTGTATTATTCATTTATTTTTTCTTTTTAGGAAAACCAGCTTTCATGTTTGCATATGATTTAGCTGACACAGTTGACTTCTTTTTAGAGCGAGAAGTACCAGCCTTCTTACGCTTATTGATATTACGATAAAGTGACATCAGGCATTAACAACGCTAGAACCACCCATGGAGGAAGACTGATTAGTGCGAGCAATTTGTGCTGTATCGATGAGAGCTAGGAGATCCTTAACTGTGTAGTCAGCAGAAGCAGCATTAGCGGCAGCTTGTGTGAGTGCTACAGAGTCGCTTGCATAGGCAAGTGGGACAATAGTTTTAGCAGTGTTCAGAAATGAATCGGAAGAAATTGTAGTTGCAGACATAATAAATAAAAGATAAAAAAATTACTTGTTCTTTTTAAGTTGGGCTTGATAGCGAGCCTTTTGACTCATAGACCAAGACGAAGGAACAAAGACACCGTTACGCATCATTCCTTCCTTACCATTTTTCTTGGCAAGGACCAAGGCATTCTTTTTAGTTGGAGCCTTGAACTGCCTTGGCTGGCTAGCTGGATTAGCTGGGCCTTGCTTAGCTGCGGTTGGCTTACCCTTAAGTGTTCCATCAGCCACACCACGATTCATAATATCTGAACCAATGATGGTTGCAGCTAAGGAGTATGGATTGGAGGCAGAAAGAACACTTTTAATCTGTGCAGCTGTACCACCGGCCTTAAGAACACGCCGAGCAGCTGCTCTAGTCTTCATGTCTTTAGCTTGCCTAATTTGGTCAGCTATGTTGGAAGCGCGGGGCTTATATTTCTGAGTTGGAGGTGGCTTGGGTGTGGTCTTAGGCTTTGGCCTAGATCCTACAAGTCCTCTGGTATTGACCCTTTGAGATGGGCCTTGCTGTGGTGCTGTACGTGGACCCTGTGCTCCTCTCGGTGTTTTAGAGGCGGGATTTGTTTTAACCTTAGTGGATTTAGGTGGAGTCTTGGCTGGAGTCTTACGCTTAGGTGTTGCTGCTTCTTTTAAAGCTTGACGTAGACGAGGACTAATAATTTTGTTACCACCCTTACCAGTCGTAACTTTCTTGCTGGTTCCCTTTGTCGTACTACGTGTAGCAGAGGAAGTAGGTTTTGGTGTATCTTTTGCTGAAGCTTTAGATCTTACTGATCTAGTACTAGAAGAAGTACGTCGGTTTCTAGCTGTACGTGATTTCTTTCTAGGATCTCTATTAGCAGGCATAATGTTCTATAAGTTGATTTTTTTGTACCCAGTCACTCCAGTCACTACTACCTTTTGACTGGTTACAGGATCTACAGGCAGTGACACAATTTGAGGCAGTAGTAGGCCCTCCTTTACATTGAGGGACCACATGATCAATAGTTAATTCTTCTGTCGACCCACAGTAAACACAACAATATCCATCCCGTTCCTTAATGATTTCTCTCCACATTCGTTTAGCATCACCGCTACGAAATGTGAGGAGTTCATGCATGAGGCTTCGGGGAGTTTCCATTGGCTCATTAGGATTTATTTTTTAAATTTGGATTTACCGTTGTTACCGTTACGTCTGCGGTTAGATGACGCTCTTTCTTTTACTGTTCTGCCATTAGATTTATGGCTATTATCTAATCCATCACCATTTCCATAAGTGCCCTTATTTCGATTAATTTTATTTAGAGCAGCGCGTCGTGTTTTAGCCTTAGGTGTCGCATTATATTTACGGCGAGCACGACGAGTTGCCTCACTAATCTTTGGATTTTTTTTGGCAATAGCCATTAGATATAACCTTGAACATCATCAAAAGTGAGTTCTGGGATAGTCCCCATCAAGGAAGCAAGAGGACTACCAGAAACAGGTAGACCAGTGATGTCATTTTTAGCTAGCCAATCAATAGCGGCACGAAGATCAGCAGTAGAAGCTTCGCCTGATTTAATTCGCCCAACAAGTTCGTTGGTCAATAAAGAATGAAGCTCATCGAAGAGATCTTCGTTTGCACGTTTAGTCATAATTAATCACCAAGTTGACGGAGCGTCTGGCGTAGCAGTTCAACTGCTTTACGAACCTCAGATACTTTTTCATCTTCCTTTCTGGTTGGCTTAAGAGTATCTATAGCTGACTTAGTAAGTTGAGCGATAGAGTTTTCT